ATTTCCGCATCCTTCAGTTCAAAGAAATGGTTGTCATCATGAAAGTCATAAATGACATTTTCTTTATGTACATCCCATTCCTCAATCGTCATAATACCTTTTAAAGTACACTGAGTCATTACCAAGTCTTGAAATAATGCACAGAAGCGTTTTCTTAAACGTTGAATAAACTTCGTAAACTTTATTTCATCTCTTGTTATCTCTGAAGCACGACCCATGTTGAAACCAGAGTCTGTCAGTAAACGTGAAACAGGAATGTTTAGTGAACGATAAAGTTTCTCTTTGAAATAGGTTACATCTTCCATCTGTCCAAGGTTCTGTCCACCTTGAAGTGTAGTAATCTCTGTACCTCTACCACCTTCTCGTCTAGGCAACCAGAAGTCTTCCAACATAGACATTTGGTTTCTGTCGTCTTTGACTTCACCAGTAGAACCATCATACACTACCTTGTTACGGTAACGTGACATGATATCTTTTAGGTAAGCCTCTGCCTTTGGTTTAGGTAAGTTACCTACATCAATGTAAAAGATTCTACGTTCTGGTGCTCGACTGATACGATAGATGACTAGTGCATCTTCCATCATTCGGAGTTGGTTTGTAGGTTTGATGGCCTTCTGTAGAAAACCATATACCTGTTGTGTGGTAGGGTTGTAAATACCAGACGTTACATATGCAATAGTGTCTGGTGCAACTTTTAATCCTTGTGTAGGATTCTGTGTGATGTTGGCACCTACACCTGTCAGTCCAGGATAGACACCAGCCTCATTGAAAATAAAAAACTCTTGTACTCGTTTTACCAGAGGACCTGAATAGACTTCTCCACTCATTCCATTTCCAGGACGTGTCCCCTGATCTCCTTTCTCAATGACCCGGACCTTCTTGATGAACTTGGGATCGATGTAACGGAGTTCAGTAATACCTTTACGAGGAGCCTTTTCATCCACCATCTTGTGATAGTAGATACGACCATCAATGTACCATCGTCTGAATACATCGTGTCCTTTGCTCTTCCAATTAAGTAATCGTAGAATTTCTCCAAACTCATCAGTTACTTTTCTTTTAATACCAGAGGAAAGGTCAACCCCATCGAGGTTGATTTTAACGGAGATATCTGTCTCGTCTGCTGTGACAGCCTCATTGATAACATCTTCAATAGCCTGATCACATTCAGGAGCTTCTGCGGTTGTACGATACTTACGAATTAGGTCCCAGTCATTCTTCGCTGCTTTATCTAAGTTGACATACTGGCTAAAAAAGCCAGCACCACCCGCGATATCTAGAGTACCGTCTTCGTCAGAAGGGGCGACAAAGGACTGAGCCTTTGCCGCTTCCTTCTTACGTTTTATTTCATATCCAAAAAATTCTGCCATACTATTATTTATACAAACTCAAATAGAACTTTTTTTACTATCTCATATTATTCTTCACCACCACCAGCACCAGAACCAAGTGAGGATCCAGAACCATGTAGTTGCATATAGTTGAATCTGAAAGTTACATCAAATTCTTCTACTACATCCACGGTATCATAAGCTAAAGCTATCTCTGCCACATTTGTTGGCCAAGCGCCAAACAAATGCGCACTGCGCAAAGGATTATCACTTCTATCTAACTGCTGAACCGATATCGAACCATAGTAGTCTGACGGGTTTTGAGCACCAACTGTAGAGTTACCGAAATCTTGCAACGCATTGTTCCAATTTTCCATGTTACTACGAGCTACCCAACCACCATCATTATACACGGTAACAGTCCAATCAGCATATGTTCTATCACCAGCAACATAAATCTGACGGCCTCGATAAAATACCGGAACTTCACCTACTGTCATCGCAGGCAACGAAGCCGAACGACACAAGAACGAAAGTGCTGCTGTATCTTGTATAAACGCTGAATGAATATCAACTTTAAATTGGTTAGCTCGAGCACCACCACCGGTGAGTTTATTACGAAAATCATTTAAATTAGCCATTTTCTATCCTCCCCTTATGCTCTACCAACCACTTCGCTAAAGGCTACCCCTGTTCGGGTAGCAATAAACGTCAGTGTGATAAAGTTAATTGAACGAGCAGGTTTGATATAGATGTCTGCTCTAAACTCATTGTTGTCTATAACTTGCGGAGTATTATTCGTTGAGTCACATACAACTAAAAAGTCTGTCATGCCACGTCTTGCCTGGACATCTCTGAGGTATGGATTTACCATAGCAGTAAAATTACTTCTAGTAAACTCATCGTTGAACTCAAAGAGTACAGTACGGGCCGCCAACTTAATGGCCTCCTCTATGGTGAGGAATAACCTACGAACATTAATACGACTGAAAGCACTATTTCTAGCTAGAGCAGTTTTGTCACCCCAAAGCATTGTGCCTTCACCTGGGAATGAAACAACAGGATTGACACGACCTTTGTAGAGGACATCACGAGCCGACAATGCAGGATTAAATGCTAGAGCTATAGAACCACGAATCTGACCACGAGCCAAACCGGCAGGTGACCACCACGGATCTTCTAGAGCATCTGTTCTTGCACACGCACCAGCAATGTGACCGTTTAGAGGCACCCAACGCATAACGTCATTGTACTTATCATACTGTTTCGTCCAACCACTATCATACACTACATATGAAGAACTGGACAAAGTATCGTAATACGTCATAACGTTTGCTTGCTGAGTATACTCAGTAGCAACATCAACCACATTCTTTTCTGGAGGCGACATAAACGCAACACAATCTTTTCTCTTATCAACCAGGTCGGTTATGTAAACACCGTGTGTCGTTGCAGTACCAGTTGGCACAGCATCGGCAGGACCAGATATCAAAAGATTGATAGACTGTGTATCAGCATCATTAAAATAGTCATATGCTAATTGACGCTCACCTTCAGTAGGTGCATTTGAACCACCAACACCACCACCCATACTACCACCAGATATGATGTTAGTTGGAACTGCGAAAGTGACACCTAATGCCGGTGTACCCCAGTTTGACGCGGCCGCTGGATGATCCATCCAGTAGATAAATTGAGACTGGTCATACAAAACGTCCACATAATAATTTGCTGTACCATTATCAGTCAATGCATCAGAAGCCTTTGATACTCCATCATACTTCTCAAGAATCTCACCAGCAACACCAGTGATACCAGAGTCTTCATCGAATATGATAATGTGCATCTCATCATTTGAACCACCACGGTCTGACACAAACGTCGAGGTGCCAGGCGCACGGTCGAACTGCTCATAATATCTCCAATAACGGTCGATAGAAACACCAGCAGCAATAATACCGGTTGTACCTGTCGCAACTGAATCTGGATATCTTACGAAAGTTACCGTAGTTGAAGATAGAGCGGTAACACGATATCGTTGACCATTATTTTCTTGTAGATAAAGAATATCACCTACTATAATCGCTGGAGCCGCAGCTGGTTTAGCTGTATGAACTAGAGTCGTAGCCCCAGCCGCAAGCTCTGCATTAACAGTCATTCTAGAAACAACTGTATTGACTGTATGCTGAAACGCCAAAGCTGTAGCACATAACTCGGCCTTGAGGTTGTTACCCCAAGCACCAGCTGTCCGTGCAGCAAAAATACCTACAGCAGCCGAACCATCATTATACGGACCAGTAGTACCATCACCGTCGCTATAATGTTTATTGTTTTTGACTAGGAGTCCAGACGAATTTGACGTAGCATTTTTTGCTCCGGCTGTCTCGATCCTAACCACCTTTAATGTGTTCCCGTACATCAAAAAAGATGCCGCCGTAAACCAGTACCTAAAGTTAGTGGCATTCGGCTTCCCGAATATACTTACCAGCCTTTCTTCACTATCAACAATAATAACTTGACTGATAGGACCTTTCTCGAAAATACCGGCAAACGCACCAACACTTGTAGCACCACTAGCTACAGACGTAGTTAAATCTTTTTCTTTTACTTGAACACCAGGCGAAATTAAATCTGCCATCTTTTTAATTCTCCTTGGTTTTTATATAAAATTAAATTCACTTGTTTCTCATTTTGTTATATGTTTATTTATTCATAGGGAGTTTTCTAAAGACACACCTGCATCACTAAATAATAAATAATACTAAACGGAGATGATACAAGTGTATCGGAAAAGTAGAATAACGTGGTTGATAAACAGTTTTAGAGACTATCAATGTGGGTGTGGTGAATCAGAACTATGTGCATTAGAATGGTATCCTCACCATAAAAAAATAAGAAACTTAGTCTACAGAAATAGTGCTAAGTCAGAAGCAAGACAAGAAGCAATAAAACTAATGGAGGAATGTACTCCAATGTGTAGCAACTGTACGAAAAAACTTCCATACGGTTTACAACCTTTCGTTCTTTAGTAGTTAAGGTCGGGGGCATCAACCGGTCTCCAATAGTCACCATCAGGATCCACGAAAGGTACTAGACTATCTCCATAATGTACACCATCATCCACAAAACCAAAAGGTGCCATATCTGCTTCGATAGATTCTTTTTGAGTTTCATATAATCTTTTACGGATATCTTCATTAGTAAGTTCTTTAAAATACTGTTGGTCAGTCAACCACGCAAAAAATACCAGACACATCATAAGGTCATCATACGAACCTTCTTCACCTTCAAACGATGAACCCTTCTGAATAAAAGTAGACATCTCTGACACAACATCAAAATCATTTATCAACAACTTATCACTTTCTATCAACTGTTTCAAGTTAGAACAACCAACCTTCTTTACTTGTTTGGTAGTTCTCACACCTAAGTCTGTCTGTTGGTCACCAAATCCACCACCAACTACCTGACCTAACCGACCTCTCATCTGAGTCATTATAATATTCTCGTATGCTAAGTCGTGATGGAGAGCATCAGCCACTTGGCCACCAATGTCATTTATCTCTATCAACATATAAGCATCGTTGTAGTTTTTACCAGTACGATAAACAACATCAGGAAAGATAAGAGGTTTGATTTCACTGTTACGATATTTAGCAACCAGTTTGTATGGCATCTCTGTGATGTCTAAAACAACAAAGGCAGAATTATCCCTATTAGTACCTCTCGCAACATCTACAGTCATACAGTAGATGTGCTCCTTGATAGGTTTTTCGTAAACATCTAAACCACCACTAGACTCAATGGGATCAAAGTATGGTATCTCAGCAATCTTTGTAGGTGATATGAGTGTATCAACTGAACCAAGAAACGAACACTCAAACTCTTGCATAAACTGTTGTTCACTAGTATTACGAATGGTCTGTTTTTTCCATTCTTCATCTCGTCCTGGCACTTCAGTCCAATGGACTTCAATAGGAATGAACTCACTTTTTTGATTCACTGCATCCATCCACATCTTGTAATACATATTCATTCCACGTGGCGTGGACACTATCATTACCTTACTGGTTTCGCCTGCTGTAATCGTCGGATATACAGAACTAAAAAACTGCTCAGCAATATTAGAAGGAACAAACGCAAACTCATCAAGGAATATAATATTATAAGAACCACCACGGACGGCAGACGCTGATGTAGACGCAGCCAATATTTTAGAACCATTTTCTAACTCCAAGGAACCTTTGTTCCAATTCATCACACCCATCTGCAACCAACTAGGCAGATGTTCATAGGCCAACTGGAGTCTTGATAACAAGTCTCTCGCCGTTGACGCTTTATTAGCAAGTATCGCAACATTCACAGTCTCATTGAATATGATGTAATGAATGAGATACGATAGAATAGTAGTAGACTTACCAGACTGTCTAGGCAACTTACAGATAGTAAATCTATTCTTGTGGAATGTACCTACAATATCTTTCTGAAAAGGATAGAGATTGAATGGAACCAACCCCTCATCAATACTCACTATCTTTACATATTGCTGAATGAAATAGACAGGGTCCTTAGAACACTTCATAAACTCCTTGACTTGTGCTGGAGTAAACTCATGCGATACTGCGGCCGTTTTTAGATTAGGATTTCCTTTATATGTTTCTACTGGCAAACCAAATACCCTCTATGTGTGTGTATCCTAGTTCTTCTGCTGCCCACACTCTACTGTTACCTTTATGTACTCTATAATGCTGATGAACATAATACCTACCACCAGCACCATAACGAGGCTTATCATACTCATCACCTCTACGGTCTTCTACTTCTATAGGGTCTAACATAACACCGGTTGCCACTATGTCTTCATTTGCACCGCGGCCATCAAGTCTCGGCAACTCTGATATGTCAAACTCTATTAAATTAGGTTTCCGATTTTTTGCTTTCAATAGCTTCATTTTTATTCTGTTTCATCAACTCTTGTAGTTCTTTCGTTGATCCTATGAACAGTGCATTAGTCACATTCTGTGGTGC